TAAAAAGAGCTTTAAATAAAAGGCAATGGCAAGCATTTGAACTTCTGTATATTGAAGAGATGTCTGATGAAGAGGCAGCAAAGCAGATGGGTTTTAAAAGTAGTGAATCAGGAAGAAAGGCTGGCTACAAACAAATCAAGAATTTGAAAAATTTATTAAAAGAAAAAGCGGTTAAAATATTAAAAGAAAAAGGTATCACTTTTTTATCAAGCGAGGAGGATTATGATGGATTTAAGTGAAGAGCAGAAAGAATTTTTAATATCTAACTTTAAGGAAAATCCAAGTTTAATAGATTTAACTAGAAGACTATTTGGTGACCCTGATTTAGATGGCAGAACTAAAGAGGGTAGGGCTGTTAGAAAGTTTTTAGCTAGCCAAAATCTTGAGTACGAAACAAGTGCCTGGGAGAAAGTCGATGATATAGACTTAACTGAGGCTCAGATAGATTTCATAAAAGCACAGGCATCTAATGGCTTGAGTGCATTTCAGATTGCGGAAATACTTTTCCCAGATATTTCGATCAAGAGATTTTCGAAGCACCATGTATGTGTTTTGGACTTCTTAAGGGAGAATGAGCCGGGATTTGTTCATGAAAGTGAGACAGCCATCAATAAAGAGTACCAACCTCCCAAAGATGTTCCATCTGCAATGGATAAAATAAATGAATTTGCTCATACAGCATTTCAGGAAAACAAAATGACATATGAGGAGGTGGAGTGTACAAAAAATTTAGTTAAAAATTTATCTTCACCAAGATTTATACAAGTCATAGGTAATTACAGTAGCCAAAAAGATAGAAGGTTATTCGAGGCTGAGTTTATAAGGGCTACATGGGATAAACCAGATCTTACAGCAGATGAAATTAATTTATATATTAATGTATGTGTTGACTATATTAATTTAAAAAACATATCTTCTCATATAGAAAAGTTAAATAACATGTTTAATGAGGTAGAGGACCAGCAAGACATGACTGTTAGATTAGCAGAAGTATTAAAATCTAAAACTGATGAATACGATAAATGTGAGAAGCGAATGGAGTCACTTATTAAAAAATTAAATGGTGACCGTGCAGAGCGACTAAAGAATCGGCGTGATGATCATGCTAGTATTTTATCGCTTGTTAAGAATTTCCAACTAGAAGAGCAAAGAATTCAGATGGTACAACTAGCTGAGATGCAAAAAGTTCTAGTCGAGGAAGAAGCTGAAAGACTAACCACAATGGATAGTTGGAAGGCACGAATATTAGGAATCTCAAAAAAGGATGCAATATAAATGAAATTAGTAGAATTATTAATCGGTGATTACGAGTATGAAAAAATTAAAGGTCTATTCGACAAAGAAGAAGACTTCAACCCCATGACTGAGACAGATCAAATCTTGATCCAAGCGATGAAAGCCATCGTGAGTCCTAAAAATCTAAAAGAGGAAGATGTCGGAGGAAAAGAGGAAACCAGTGTTGTGGTTAACAAACTCATTGAGCCTGAGGAAAAGAACCTCGAGGGCAATGTAGAATTTAAAATCTAACATGAGTGAGTTATACTATTATAAATTATCTAAGATAAGAGTAATAGATGGAGATACTATAGATGCTGATATAGACTTAGGATTTAAAGTATATACTAGACAAAGAATAAGATTAAATAGAATAAATGCTCCTGAAACTAGATTACAAAGTAAAATTAAAAATCTAGATGATAGAATACATGAAAAAAATTTGGGGCTAATAGCCAAATCACATTTGGCAAAAACATGTAAAGAGCACACTATTTATTTGCATTCAGTTGGTAGTGGCAAATACGGTCGTGTACTGGGTGAATTATATTATGATGATTCAGGTACTAGGATATGTATTAATGATCTCATGCTATCAGAGGGTGTTGTAAGGCCTTATTAATTATTTGTTTAATGCCTTCTAGGTGCAAGATATGTGAGGAGTCGTTCAAGAACGACAAGGGCCTTCACATGCATATTTCTAAGATCCACAAGGTCACCCTTGCTGAATATTATGTTAATTTCTATAACAGAAAAGATCTGCACTCAGGTGAGCTTTTGCCTTTTAAAAATAAGAATGATTATTTTATTAGGGATTTTATTGATTATGATAATTTTTTAAATTGGATAGAATATGCTAGTGAGCATGATATTAAATTGTATTTAATTAAAGTTCTTGGTAATAGAATTAAAGAAAAGAAATTAAATTATGCTCCTAATCATATAGAGCTTCTTTTAAACAAGCTGCCTAGTATTGATTTATATAAAAAATATTTTGGTTCTTATTCTGCAGCTTGCGAAGAATTGAAAATAAAGCCATTATTCAACAAGAATATAATGGCAAGTTTTTTTCAGGAAGATGAATTTTATAATGATCTTAAAATTTTAGTAGACACACGAGAACAACAGCCACTAAAATTTCCTAAGCAAATGTTTATGAAATTAGATTTTGGAGACTATGCTATAGGTAAGCCTCATTATGATTATACTTATATTGATAGAAAGAGTGAATCTGATTTTAAGAGTACATTTTCTACTGGCATCAAAAGGTTTAGGCGTGAGCTAGATAGGGCTAAGAGCTTCTCGTCTTATTTGTTTATCTTGGTTGAGTCCAGCATAGAAGATATCATTAAAAACAACGATTATGGCCCACACAAGGCAAATCTGACCTACATATGGCATAATGTAAGAGCGGTTACTCATGATTATGCGGGCTTTTGTCAATTTATTTTTTCTGGTAGTAGGGAAAACTCAAAGTTCTTAATACCTAGATTATTATTTAACGGAAAAAAAACTTGGGGGGTAGATATGCAATATTTTGTAGACAAATTATGAGCTGGGAAGAAGGACTTCAAAAATACAATCTTGAATTTGATAAAACAAATAAAGAGATACTTGATTTGAAGGGATACATCGAAGAAGAGGAGGCTAAGTATCATTTATACAAATTTTTAAGAGCCAATATTACCTTCACATCTAATTTGATAGCTGGCGTTGATTTATTTCCATTTCAGCATCTAGCTATTAAATCAATGCTTGAAACAGACTACTTTTTGGGTATATGGAGCCGGGGTATGTCTAAGTCTTTTAGTACTGCTATATATGCTTTTATGGATGCGATATTTAACCAAGGAATTCAGATCGGTATCTTAGCGGCCACATTCAGGCAATCAAAAATGATTTTTGAAAAAATAGAAGATATAGCGAAAAAACCTGAAGCAGCTTTATTGGGACAATGTATCACAAAAAAATCTAAAAAGAATGATCAATGGACATTAGAAATCGGTGACTCAAAAATAATTGCTCTACCCCTTGGTGACGGATCAAAACTTCGGGGTTTTAGATTTCACAGGATAATCATTGATGAGTTTTTATTAATGCCAGAGCATGTTTATAATGAAGTTATATTACCGTTCTTGAGTGTGGTTCAGAACCCCACGGAAAGAGAAAAATTTACAAAAATGGAAAACCAGCTTATAGCTGCGGGGAAAATGACAGAAGACCAAAGAAAAATTTGGCCAAACAATAAACTTATAGCTTTGTCTTCTGCTAGTTATAAATTCGAATACCTTTATAAAGTTTACGAGACTTTTGAAGACCTGATTTTGCATGGACCAAGAGAAGCAAAAGAGATGGATAGGGCCAATAGAGTTATTATGCATTTTAGTTATGATGTCGCACCTAAAGCTTTGTATGACCAAAACTTGATTAACCAATCAAGGCAAACAATGAGTCAATCTCAGTTTGATAGAGAGTTTGGGGCTATTTTCACTGATGATAGCTCTGGATTTTTTAAGACATCTACTATGGCTGCGTGTACAGTTCCAGACGGAGAGTCTCCATGCATTGAGGTAGCCGGAGAAAAAGATTCTAAATATTTATTAGCATTTGACCCTAGTTGGGCTGAGAGTGAAAGTTCTGATGACTTTGCAATGCATGTTTTCAAATTAAATGACAATAATAAAACTGGGACCCTTGTGCATAGTTATGCTATGCCGGGACTAAAGATGAATGATCATATTAATTATTTTCATTACATATTAAAACATTTTAATATTGTTTGTATAATAGGGGACTATGGTGGCGGTGTGCAGTTCATGCAGGCAGCTAATGCTAGTCAACAGTTCAATGAAAGTAATTTAAAATTAGAAGAGATTACTGCTAATTTTGATGATTTAGAAAATTACCAAGAACAATTAAGGTCTGCCAGAAGACAGTATGATATAAAAAAGAAGAAAATTGTAGTATTAAGGAAAGCTACTTCTGATTGGATTCGTAGGGCTAATGAGTTACTACAAGCTAACTTTGATCATAAAAGAATATCTTTCGCGTCTAGGGCTCTCGACAAAGATTACAGAATACAAATAAGCCATAAAATACCAATAGATGATTTAACATTTATACCGAACCAAAAAGAGTTAATAAAATCAAAAGGGTCTGGTATGATGATTGACTTTGTGGATCATCAATTCGATATGTTGAACTACACTAAAAACCAATGTGCATTAATACAGGTGACTTCTACACCGCAAGGAACACAGACTTTTAATTTACCAGCCAATTTAAGGAGACAGACAGGGCCTGGAAAAGCAAGAAAGGATTCTTATTCTGCATTAGTTTTGGGTAATTGGATGATTAAAACTTACTATGACATGGTTAATGTGCAAGACGAAGATATAGCTTCAACATTTACCCCGATTCTTATTTAATGTAACTTTTATTGTAACTTTAAACTTTTTTGTGTATTATAGTATATGCCTAGGAAATATACTAAGAGATCAGATTATTGGAATAAGTTTAAAAGTGGTGAAAAGTCTATAGATGAACTTTTGAATAGTTCCCAAGCTTCAGAAGACTCTGCGCCAGTATTCGCAGGAGAAACATTTTACTCGCAAGCTGCATATAGTAGAAATATTAATCAGACTACAAGAGCGGACGGAAGTAAAACCCGAAGAGCTGTTAATTCTAGAGAAACTACCTGCGATAAATATGCTCATATCAAAAATATGAGTCTGCCTTATTCTTACAAGGATTCATTTATATCCCCAAGGGACACAATCTTACTATGTCAAAAAGCATATGCCAATGTACCTATATTCAGGAATGCTGTAGATGTCATGGCTGAATTTGCGAATTCAGATATATTCCTAGACGGAGGATCTGAAAAGTCTAGGAATTTCGTATATAAGTGGCTTGAGAAAATTCAAGGCTGGAAAATTAAAGATCAGTATTTTAGAGAATTTTACAGGTCAGGTAATATTTTTATATATAAATTAGAAGGTAAGTTTAAAAGTTCAGATCTTACTAAGTTAAATCAAGTTTATGCTGAAACCTCTGATGCAGCTGCCGGTAAAATACCTATGCGATATGTATTTTTAAATCCTTACGATTTTGTAGCCACCAGAAGTATAACATTTGATATTAAAAACGGAGTCTACAAGAAACTTCTTAGTGAATATGATTTAGAAAGATTAAAAAATCCAAAAACAGAATACGACAGGGAGGTATTTGAATCTTTGCCACAAGATGCGAAAGACAAAGTATTAAAAAATTCATTCGATAACGATGGCGTATTAATAGACCTTGACCCCGATAAATTAATTTATTCATTTTATAAAAAGCAAGATTATGAACCTTTTGCCACTCCATTTGGCTTTTCTGTACTTGATGATATCAATTGGAAGATTGAGTTAAAAAAAGTAGACCAAGCAATTAGTAGAACAGTCGAGAATGTAATCCTTTTAATTACCATGGGTAACACTCCTGATAAAGGGGGAGTTAATCCTAATAATTTAAAAGCTATGCAGCAACTATTCTTAAATGAAAGTGTTGGTAGGGCATTGATTGCAGATTATACAACTAAAGCAGATTTTGTAATCCCTGATTTAAACAAAGTTTTAGGGCCAGAAAAATATCAAATAGTAAACGAAGATATCAAAGAAGGTTTGCAAAATATAATTGTAGGAAAAGAAAACTATTCTAGCACCCAGGTTAAGGCTCAAATATTTCTTGAAAGATTAAAGGAGGCGAGACATTCTTTCCTGAACGACTTCCTGCAGCCTCAAATTAAAGAGGTTTGCAGAATGGTTGGGTTGAAAAATTTCCCAACTGCAAAGTTTGTTGAAATTGACATTAAGGACGAGGTACAGTTGCAGCGTGTTGCGTCAAGACTAATCGAGATGGGTATAATTACACCAGAGCAAGGTATGACCGCAATTAAGCAAGGGATTTATCCTAACCCTGCAGAACTTCAAACAGCTCAAGAAAAATTATTACAGGATCGCAAAAAGGGTTATTATACACCTCTGGCTGCAGCTCAACCAATCTTGACCGAAGAAGATCAGGATATGAAAAAAGAAGCTCATGACATGCAAATGGAAACCCAGGAAGAGCAAAATAAAAATAATGAAAATGATCAAGAAATTAAGCCATCCGGAGAAGTTGGAAGGCCAGCAGGTACCGACACGAAAACCGGAATAGCTTCAGAATTATATAATCGCAAAGATATTCAAGCAACCGTCTACGAAATAGAGGGTTTACAAAAAAATGCAGAAAAGCTTATGAGGTCTGAGTCTAAAAAGAAAAAATTATCTCAAGACCAGAAAGATCTTATCAGTAATTTAATTGAGTCTGTAGTCGTCTCCACGGAAAAAAGTCAGTGGAATAATAAAATAGAAGCATGCATTAAGGATTTTGAAGAAATTTCCAGACTAGAAACTTTACCTGAAATTTTAGATATATCTGCCCATCATGAGATAGTTTCATATCCAGCTGCAATATTATATCACAGTAAAAAAGGAAAAAAATAATAAAAAAGGTGTATCTACTTAAAGTATGAATTTACCTTTTAAGTACACAACGTCATTTGCTAGTGATATAGCACTAGAAACTGTTGAGAAAGAATTAGTATCAGAAGCCTCAAATTTGAAAGATTTGCAGGGCTTAATCCCAAAGGATATTGATTTTGAAAAAAACATAGACATAATCGGAGTAGCCTTTAATGCTGCGGTCGCCAATGTATTTAATAAAAACGGAGACGGAATAAACGGGAAGACTGCATTAGCGATCAAAGATCACTTTTTACACAAACCAACTAATATCGAACACCAGCGTGCAAAAGTTGTTGGGCATATAGTTGGTGCATCATTATCTACTTATGGAGACAATAAGGTCTCGAATGAGGAGGATATGATTAATAGTCATACTCCATTTAACATTGCATTGTCTGCAGTAGTTTATAGATCTGTAAATCCAGAATTCGCCTCCCTTATAGAACAATCAACAGACGAGAATAGTGATTTCTTTCACACAGTTTCGGCTAGCTGGGAGCTTGGATTTAACGATTATGATATTGCTGTAGGAAGCAATGAGTTATCCCAAGCGAGAATTGTAGATGATTTAGAAGAAAAAGAAAAATTATCAAAAAACTTAAAGTGTTACGGGGGAGACGGTAAGACAGAAAGTGGCGAAGATATATATAGACTAATTAAAGGTGATATATATCCACTTGGAATAGGCTTTACATCAAATCCAGCCGCAGATGTGGAGGGAGTAGTGATGGCTCAAGAAGAGCTAGAGGAAGATCTTGAGGTTGATGCATCTTTTCAATTCAAAAAAATTGAGATAGATTCGGAACAAAAAATTTCCCAAACTAAAAAAGGTAATGTACAATCTTATAACATTCAAAACTATAAACGTATTATGGAACAAGAAATTCTAGATCAATTCAAAGCTGTTCTTGAAGAAAGTAAATCTTCTAAGAATTTGACTGAAGAAGCTGTAGCCAACATGACCAAGGTTTTTCACGATGCTATTTTAGAGCACAGTGAAAAATGGCAGTCAGAAAAAAGCCAGCTTAATTCTCAAAAAGAAGAACTCGAAAAAGTAGCAGAGTCAAATGCTAAACAATTAGAGGAACTTAAAGAACAGCTAGCCAGCACAACCGAAGCTCTTGAGACAATTAAGTCTGAAGTTGCAGCTCAAAAAGCATTAGAGCTATTTAATAGCAGAATGTCTGACCTTGATGAGCTCTTCAAACTTGAAGAAGAAGACAGAGCTTTATTGGCAGAAGATATTAAAAATTTAGATTCTGAAGAAGCTTATGCATCTTACAAAGAAAAAATGTCTGTAATGTGGAAGCATAAATGCAAATCCCACATCGAAGAACAGGAAAAAGCACTTCAGGAAAAAATCGAAGCAGGTGTACAAGAGCGTTTGAGTGCTCTCCAAAGCCAAGCTTCGGAAAAAACACCTTCTGAGGAGAAAGAAATCGTTGAAGAGGCGATTGAGAATGCTGAAGTCGAAGACAAAGCATTAGCGAATAACAACGGTTCCAGTACCGAAGAAGAATTATCGCTTCGAGAAAAATTTCTGAAAGCTTTCTCAGAAGATAGCGTAACAATTCAATACTAACACGAGGAAACATAAAATGGCACTTAGATTATTACCGTTCAGGCAATACAACGAGCATGATGTTGTCAATCTGTATGCGCTTGATAAGACCATCACTGATGCGATTGATCCCAACCAGCTCCTCAATGGATCTAACGGGGTTAACGATAACGGTGTTTTGGTTAAAATCAAATCCGCATCCTTAACCGGATCCAATGGAAACCCATGGGAGCCTGTTAAGTACGAAAACAACAGCTATCTCGGAAAAACCGATTACCCCCACATTGGTGGAAACTCTTATCCTTTTGCTCAGCTCACTATTGAGCCTGCAGGAGATGAGGCTAACATCTTGGGGTTAACCCTTAATCAAACTTTAACTCACGACGAGAATGGAGAAAAACTTCTTTATTATCGTCAAAAAGCACTGGAATTACAAGCCGTACTTCCTGGAGAAGTAGTACCCGTTCTTACACGTGGTATCGTAACTCTTGCTGCTTCTGCATTTGCAGACCCAGCTACAGTTCCTACTCCCGGTGAAGATGTGTTTGCCGCTGCCAATGGTAAGCTTGACGGACCAGGCACAGCAGCTAACCGTATTGGTAAGTGTCTTGCAGTTGGAGATCGTGAAGCTTTTGGTTCCGCAGACCAATTTGCTGGCGCTCCTTCCACAGGCAATGGTGCTTATTATGTTATCAAGTTGGAACTTTAATCTTAGAGAGGACATAATAAATAATGAAAATCACACTTAAGCGTACAGAAGAACAAGTCGAACTTGTCAAGGCTATGGCCTCTCGCAACAGAGATGTTGCTTACGAAGCTCAAATGGCTCTTGCCGAATTCATTGGACCAGTTCTAGTAAAAGTAATTAACCAAGCTCCCGTGCTCAGTAACTTGTTCACATCGTTTCAATTCAACGAAATGGACAGTCCTAGCATTCCTCTTGATCTTTACTATGATGTAACTGCACCCGACTATGTAACCGTTTACAGTACTACAGTTCCTGGCGGATTGCCCACCAATACTGTTACTCCTACTGTTTCAGAAATGAAATTCAACACATATCGTCTCGATAGTGCTGTTGACTTTGATAAACGTTATGCAGCTAAGTCACGTATGGACGTAGTTGGTAAAACATTCACAAGGATTGCTCAAGAAGTTCTCTTGAAGATGGAAACAACTTCCTCTTCTCTTATTCTTGGCGCTCTTTATGATGCAGCTACCAATGGAGACGACCACCTTATTAAAGCAGCTGGAACAAGCTTGAATCTTGACGATTTCAATAAATTGCTCACTAAAGCTAAAAGAATCAATACAGCCTGGACAGGATCTTCCCCCGAAGGTGGACGTATCAAAGGCGTTAGTGACTTGATCATGAGCCCTGAGATGGTAGAAGGTCTTCGTGCCTTAGCTTATCAGCCAGTTCATACAGGTTCCAACACAGATATTCCTGCAACAGATGATATGCGTAATGCTATCTACAACAATGCAGGCGTTCCTGAGTTCTATGGTATTTCTATTATGGAAATCAATGAGCTTGGTGCTGGGCAAAAATTAAACTCTGCATTTGCAGCTCTCGAAGCAGCTGGAGGTAAGATTCTCGCTAATCACAGCTTCTCTTTTGCCGCTTCTGACGAACTCGTACTTGGTCTGGACCGCAGCCGCGAATCTCTTTTCCGCGCTGTCGCTCTTGATTCTGAAACAAGCTCGGAAATGTCCTTGCTTGCTGACGATCAGTACAGTGTGCGTCAATCCAAGATTGGTTACTATGGTTCTATGGAAGAGGGTCGTATGATCCTTGATAACAGGGTACTCACTGGTATCATCTTAGATCTGTAATTTCAATACACAGAGACACAATTCAAAAAATCCACCTTCGGGTGGATTTTTTGTTTCTACACTTTACTATAAAGGTGTACGTCTATTTAAATCAGAACATATAAAGGAGGTATAATTATGCCAAGGAAAAGTAAAATTAAGAAAAAAGAGATCGAATTCTCTGACGGGAAATCTAAAGAAAATGTTAATCCTGATATCAATGACATCTTAGGGTTTAAGGAAAAAAATCATTTCGGCACAAGCGATGCAAGCCAATTTGAAAAAAACCTAGAGGCCATGTCTTTATCAGAATTACAGTCAATGGCTGTGAGTGCTAGTATATTCCCATCGGGTACAAAAGTTTCCCTAAAGAATAAATTAAAAAAAGCATTCAAGCAAATGATTGCACATAAAGGTAGAACACCCGTGCCAAGACCTGGGCCTAAGTCAATATTCTCACCAGATAGTGAAGCTGCCAAAAAGTTTATTGAAATTATGAACGGATAAAAATATGAGTAGTTATAAATTAATTAGAGATCTAAGAGAATACGAAAAAGACGATTCTGTTAAAATCGGTGATTATTTTATAGCTGCATCTAATCCTGATGGTTCTACAGTAGAAGAAACCTTCAGAATGACGATCAGCAAGCTCGTTAGTGATTATAATTTAGAGAAAGCTAGCGAGCAAGCTGATCCGAATAATCCTTTATCGGGAACTACGGCATCAGAAATAGAAATAATAAACGGCCAAGAAGTTATTGTGGATGCTACGCCAATTACATCTGCGAACCTAGATACCCTTGTGGACCCAGGAAGCGGCCTAGAAGTTATTACCACATGTTATGATGCCGGATATAATGAAGTAGACTGCGAAAGCCCTCCTGGCACCCTAAATCCCGCTGTAAAGTACAAAAAGAAAAAACTCTCTTTTGCTAAAAGCGATTCATCTAAAGTTTTAACCCTTACATGTAATAGCGGTGGGCTTGATTACAATTCGAATAGAAGTTCATTTTCAGTGGGTTCAGATGGCTCCATAGCTCAAAAATTTATAAATCTTAGGTCTGCATATGATTATATCAATTCAGAGGTTGTAAGCACTTCCTTGACGATTAATATATTCATTGAAACAGATCTTGACGAAGGCTATTTCTATGAAAACGGATACACCCTTAATCTACCAATTAATAAAATAAATGTATACGGGTCAAACTATAATGAAGCATCGTTGAAGAAAATAAAGTTCAGGCTAGGGGTCGGTTATACCCTGGCTTCAGACCCCGCTTTATCGGCAGAGTGGGATGGGGTTCAACAAGAAAAAGCGGGAGTATACAGAACA